GACGTGCTGCTTGCGAGCGGTGGTAATGCGGGACTGACAGACCCGGACGAGGCGCCGCCGGTTCCGGCAAACCCCGTTTCGCAACCTGGCGACCTCTGGCTTCTCGGTAATCACCGCCTGCTCTGCGCGCGACGCCACCGCGGCCGATGACGTGGCGCGCTCGCTGGGCGGCGTCGAGCCGCATCTGATGGTCACCGACCCCCCCTATGGCGTTTGAGTACGATCCCGAGTGGCGCAAACACGCTAAACGGTCGTCCGGGTCGCGTCTTTCGGTCGGTGCTCACGCGGTCGGACGGCCAACCAATGACGAGCGCGTGGATTGGCGGGAAGCGTGGGCATTGTTTCCCGGCGACGTCGCTTATGTTTGGCATGCCGACCGGCATGCCAGTGGCGTCCAGGCGTCGCTTGAGCACGCCGGTTTCGTGATCCGCTGTCAGGTCATATGGGCGAAAAATAACATCGTAATCGGGCGCGGCGATTATCACTGGCAGCACGAGCCGTGTTGGTACGCGGTCCGCGAGGGCAAAAGGGGGCACTGGGCCGGCGACCGTCAGCAGTCGACGCTCTGGCGGATCGATAAGCCGATGCGGTCCGAAACCGGCCATAGCACCCAGAAACCCGTGGAGTGCATGCGCCGGCCGATCGAGAATAACTCGTCGCGCGGTCAGGCGGTCTACGACCCGTTCGTCGGCAGCGGCACGACGACCATTGCCGCGGAGATGACCGGCCGCGCCTGTCACGCGATCGAGATCGCGCCGGCCTATGTCGACGTCGCGGTCGAGCGCTGGCAGGCGTTCACCGGCGAGGCGGCAACGCTGGACGGCGACGGCCGGACCTTTGATGCCATCGCGGCCGAGCGGCAACCGAAGGCGGCGGCATGAGGCAGCGCGGACGCAAATCAGCGGCGGAACTCGCCGTCGTCGTGAGTGCCGAGTTCGGCAAGCGGCCCGAGCCGCCGGACTTCCTCACCGAGCGGCAGGTGGAAATCTGGCGGGAGACGACGGCATCCGAGCCGGCCGAATTCTTTAACAGCGCCGCGGCCCGCGGTCTGCTCGCGGATTATTGCCGCCACCGGCAAGCCGCCGAGGATGTCTCGGCGATCATCGACACGTTCAAGCCCGAGTGGCTGAAGAATGGCGAGGGCGTCAAGCGCTACCAAATTCTGCTCCGGATTCGCGAGACAGAGACGACGGCGGCGATGCGGATGGCGCGCTCGCTGCGGTTGACCAACCAGAGTCGGTACGTGCCGCACAGTGCGGCCCGCATTGCGCTCAACCGAAGCGGTCCCAAGCCGTGGGAAGTGTAGTTGCGGCCTAGCCGCGCTAACCGCGCCATTCACTGGATTGAGGGTTATTGCCGGGTTCCGGAGGGGAAGCTGGTCGGCCAGCCGGTGCGCTTGCGGGCCTGGCAGCGTCGCGAGCTTCGCCGGATTTACGACAACCCGGCCGGGACCCGCCGCGCGATCCTCAGCTTCGGCCGCAAGAACGGCAAAACGGCGCTCTCGGCGTTTCTGCTGCTGTTGCACCTCTGCGGGCCCGAGGCCAAGCCGAACAGCCAGCTATACAGCACCGCGCAATCGCGGGACCAGGCCGGCATCATCTTTGCGCTGGCGGCGAAGATCGTCCGCATGTCGCCGGACCTCAACAGCGTCGTCGCCATCCGCGACAATGCCAAGCAACTGTTTTGCCCGGAGCTCGGCACGCTCTACCGGGCGCTGTCGGCCGAGGCGAAAACCGCCTTCGGCTTGTCGCCGGCGATGGTCATCCACGACGAGCTCGGCCAAGTCCGCGGGCCGCGCAGCCCCCTTTACGAGGCGATGGAAACCGCCACCGGCGCGCAGGCCGACGCGCTCTCGATCATCATCTCGACGCAGGCGCCGACTGACGCGGACCTCTTGTCGGTGCTGATCGACGATGGCCTCGCGGCGCACGATCCGCGCGTCGTGGTGGCGCTCTACACCGCGCCGACGACGATCGACGACCCGTTCAGCAAACAGGCGATCAAGGCGGCTAACCCGGCGTTCGGCGACTTCCTCAACGCCTCCGAAGTGCTGGCGATGGCCGAGGACGCGCGGCGCATGCCGTCGCGCCAAGCCGAATTTGAAAACCTGATCCTGAATCGCCGAGTCGAGGCGGCCTCCGCGTTCTGTTCGCGCTCGCTCTGGCAGACCTGCAACGCGCCGCCGGTGGCGATCGACCGGGTGCCGGTTTGGGGCGGGCTCGACCTCTCGGCCGTCGGCGATCTCACGGCACTGGTGCTCGTTGGCCAGGTCGAGGGCGTTTGGCAGGTACACCCGACCTTCTGGCTCCCCGCGGATGGCCTAGCGCAGAAGGCGCGGCTCGACCGGGTTCCCTACGACCTGTGGGCCGACCAGGGTTATCTCGCCACCGCGCCGGGGAGCTCGATCGATTACGAATACGTCGCCGAGTTCCTCCGCGGTGTGTTCGACCGCTTCGACGTCCGCAAGATCGCCTTTGACCGCTGGGGTTTTCGCCACTTGAAACCGTGGCTGCTCAAGGCCGGCTTCACCGAAGGGATGATCGAGGAGCGCTTTTCCGAGTTCGGGCAGGGCTACCACGACATGAGCCCGGCACTTCGGGCGCTCGAGGGCGAGATCCTTAACGCGCGGCTGGCGCATGGCGGCCATCCGATCATGACGATGTGCGCCGCCAATGCCGCGGTGGCGATCGACCCGGCGGGCAATCGGAAGTTTGAAAAGCACCGCTCGTCTGGCCGCATCGACGGAATGGTCGCCCTCGCGATGGCGATCGGCGCCGCGACGAGCGACGCGACGGTCAACCTCAATATTCGGGCGCTCATCGCATGACCGACCTACGCATCAAGGCGCAAGCCGCGCCGCCGCCGGGCGACGACCCGTTCGAGTTCGTGATGTCGGACGACAGCGTCGACCGCATGGGCGACGTGATCGAGCAGGACGGCTGGCAGCTTGACAATTTCCGCCGCAACCCGATCGCGCTGTTCGGCCATAGCTCCGGCTTCCCGATCGGCAAGTGGCATGACGTCGCCGTCAAGGACGGCCAACTGCGCGGCCGGCTCGAATTGATGCCGGCGGTCAGCGATCGCCTGCGCGAAATCCAAGCCGCGGTCGCCGCCGGCGTCCTGCGCGCCGTGTCGGTCGGCTTTCGCCCGATGGACATGGAGCCGCTCGAAGGCTCCAAGGACGGTGGTTACAGGTTCACCAAATCGGAGCTGGTGGAATGCTCGCTCGTGAGCGTCCCGGCGAATCCGAATGCACTCTCGATCGCCAAGGCGATCGGGCTCTCCCGCGATACGCAACGGCTGATCTTTGGCGAGCTTGCCGATGACGGTCAGACGGTGCGCCGCGGGCTTTCCGGCGGGCTTGCCGTAGATTCTCCGACACGAAAGCCCAAGGCTATGAACATCTCCGAACGCATCGAAGCCTCGCAGACGGCTGTCAACCAGCTGCGGGACCAGTTGACCCAACACCTCGGCCAAGCCGGGGATAATCTCGACGAGTCGTCACTGGCTCGCTCGGATGAACTCAACGCGGCGATCGACGGCGAGCTTCGCCGGCTCGAAACCCTCCAACGCGCAGAAACCGCGCTCGGCAGTACTGCCGTCGATACTGTGCCGTCATCCGCGGTAGCGGTGCGCGCGCCGCAAGCATCAATCTTGCCGCCGCTCCCGACCGCTCGACCGTTTGCGATTCCGAAGCGGCCCGAGAAACCCGGCGAATTGTTGATGAACGCCATCATCGCGCACGGCAAAAGCAACCGGATGAACATCCCGGCGGAAAAGGTGCTCGCCGAATACGGCTGGAGCGATAACGTCGCCGTTCGTGCTTGCCTCGACTGGGTACAGCGCGCGGCGACGGCACCGGCGACGACGACGACGACCGGCTGGGCCGCCGAACTGGTGCAAACCCAATATGCGGACCTGATCTCATTCCTGTTCGCTGCGTCGGTCTATCAGCCGCTCACGGCTCTCGGCGTGCGGTACACGCTCGGCCGATACGGACAAATATCGATCCCCGTCGAGAGCGCGACGCCAACGGTCGCGGGGTCGTTCGTCGCCGAAGGCGCACCGATCCCCGTCCGGCAAGAGGCGTTCACGCCGATCACCATCGGCTTGAAAAAGATGGCGGTGATCAGCTCGTTCACCAGGGAATTGTTCGAGCACAGCCAGCCGAACATCGACACTCAGCTGCGGGATCGCATGAGCCGCGATACCTCGGTCGCCGTCGATACGATCTTGCTGGACAACAATCCGGCGACATCGGTACGGCCGGCGGGGCTTCGGAACGGTGTTTCCGGGCTGACACCGACAGCCGGCGGCGGCTTCACCGCGCTCGTTGCCGACATCAAACAGTTGCTGAACGTCCTGATCGCGGCGAACTCGCTGCGCTCGCCGGTCTGGATCATGAACCCGCAACAGGCTCTGTCGATCTCGTTGACGTCGGCCGCGGCGGCCGTGGGTGTCTTCCCCTTCAAAGCCGAAATCGAAGCGGGCCGGCTGAACGGCTATCCGGTCATTCAGTCGATGACCGTGCCGGTTGGGATGGTGATCATCGTCGACGCTGCGGATTATGCGAGCCTCACCGGCGACGATGCTCGGTTTGAACTGAGCGACCAAGCCACGCTGCACATGGAGGATACGACGCCGCTGGCGATCGGCACCCCCGGTGCGCCACCGACCGTCGCCGCGCCGGTGCGGTCCATGTTCCAAACCGACAGCATCGCGCTCCGCATGATCCTGCCAATGAACTGGATCATGCGCCGCACCGGGCTCGTCGGCTGGCTGACCGGCGTCACTTGGTAACCCCGCGGCGTTTTGATTGGCATAAGCCGGCTGACGAACTCGTTGGCCGGCTCGTCACCAAAGGAGGCAAACATGGCAGACGATCCGAAAAAGACCGATCACGACCAGCGGGTAAAAGCGCTCAACGAAGCCAACGCCGTCAGCGCAAAGGGCCAGGCAATGCCGCCGACGCCGACCCAGGAAGAAAATGACCTGATGGCGCTCGGCCTCATGCATATCGACGACAAAGACGCGAGCCACCCAAAGGACGCTGAGCGGCCGGCTCGACCGGCGCCAGAACCACAGTCAACGTCATCGACGGCCCCACGGCGCCCCTAGCAGTGGCATCGACTGCGCTCGTGACGAGAGCGCGCGATCTCGTTTCACGCGTCTTTCGTCCGAGCGCTCTTAAGCAATTTCCCGGCGGCGGCTACTGGCTGCCGATCAGCGGTGGCTACCTGCCGCCAGACTCGCCCTGGAATTATTTCCAGACCGGCTACCCGGCGAACGGCTTCTCGGTCGGTCAGCAATCCGCTGTTGTCGCTGCCTGCATCGCCGCTTATGCCCAGACCGTCGCGATGTGTCCCGGCACCCATTGGCGTGCACTCGACGACAACGGCCGCGAGCGTGTCACCAACTCCGCGCTGTCGCGGATACTGAAAAAGCCGAATAGCTATCAGTCGACCAGCGACTTTTTCCTGAACCTCACCCAGAACCTTTACGCCGAAGGCAACGCCTACGCCCTCGGCCTGCGCAATAACCGGTTTGAAATCGGCGAACTGCACCTGATGAACCCGCGGTTCTCGCGGCCCTTCGTCGCGGTCAATGGGGAGATTTTCTATGGCCTCGGCGGCAACCTCGTCGTGGAGAAGACGATCGACAAGGAATTGCTGGCCGCGGTCCCGGCGCGCGACGTGCTGCACATCAAGATGCACGTCCGGCCGGAATATCCGCTGATCGGCGAACCGCCGCTGACCTCCGCGCTGCTCGACGTCGCCGCCAGCGACCAGATGGTCAAGCAAGCGCTCGCCTACGCCAACAACCAGGGGCGGCCAAGCGGCGTCATCCAGACCGACATGCAGCTCGACGAGGCGCAGACCAAGGAGCTCCGCGCGCGGTGGGACGAGCAGACGCGCGGTCAGAACGCCGGCGGCACACCAATCCTGACCTGGGGCCTGAAGTGGCAACAGGTCAGCAGCAACAGCCGCGATGCGCAGCTGGCCGAGCTCCTCCAGATCAGCGACCAGCGGATTGCCACCGCCTATCGCGTGCCGCTCGCCTTGCTGTCGCTGATCACCGGCCAGATCCCGCAGGCCAGCACCGAGGATTTGATCAACTTCTGGCTCGCCTCGGGGCTCGGGTTCGCGCTCAACCATATCGAGGACGCCATCGGCCGGTTTTGCGGCCTGGCGGGATATCCGGATGAATATCTGGAACTCGATACCCGCGCCCTCCAGCGCAGCAACCTGAAGGACCGCATCGACGCCCTCGCCCGCGGCGTCCAGGGCGGCATCTACAGCCCGAACGAAGCGCGCGCCCTCGAGGATCTCCCCGAAGCCGAGGACGGCGACGAGCCGCGGGTGCAGCAACAGCTTGTCCCGTTGTCCTTCGGCGCCGAGCCGCCCGCGCCGCCGGCTGCTCCCGCACTCCCGCCGCCGCCACAGACACCCGATAACCAAGATCAAGCCAATGCCGGACTCCGAGCAGTTCTCCGGTCCCAATACCGCGTTGACCGCGCCGCTTGACGCCCTTGCGGCGGAGCTTGGCTCGATTGCCGCAGCGATCGAACGTGACTTAAAGCTTGAGGTCTCGGCGGTGCTGTCGAGCGTGCGGGCCGAGGTCGCCGAATTGCGCGCAGCACGCGCCGAAAACGACCTGCGCATCGCCAGTCGCCTTGCCGAACTCAAAGACGGCGGACCCGGCCCGGCCGGACCACCGGGAGCGGTCGGCGAGCCAGGGCCACAGGGAGCCGCGGGGGAGCGCGGGGAGCAGGGGGAAGTCGGGCCGGCGGGTGCAGATGGTCCCGCCGGCCTTCAGGGCCTTCCTGGGCCTCCAGGCGCGCCCGGTGAGCGGGGCGAGCGTGGCACAGCCGGCCTGGAGGGGCCGCCGGGGAAGCTCGCGGCCGTCCGCGAATGGTCCGAGTGCGTCCATTACGAGGGCGCCGTGGTCAGCCGCCACGGCGCGACCTGGCAGGCGATCCGTGATACTGCCCGCGAGCCGCCACATGACGATTGGATATTGCTCGCCGCGGCCGGCACCAATGGCCGGGACGCGCCGGTCGGCCAGGTCTACGGGCGATACGATCCGGCCGGGCAATACAAGCGGTTCGACCTCGTCGCGCATGATGGCGGCGAGTGGCGGGCGCGCAAGGACGATCCGGGCCCGTTGCCGGGTGCGGGATGGGCGCTCTCGGCGGTACAGGGCAAGCAGGGCAAGCCCGGCGCGAAGGGGGATATCGGACCGCGCGGGCAAGCTGGGGCCAGCATCGTCGAGTGGTCGATCAACGGCTATCTGGCCGTGCCGATCATGAGCGATGGCACCGCGGGACCGGCGCTCGACTTCCGCGCCCTCTTTGAGCGCTACCACGACGAGGTCGGGCGGTGAAGCCGTACATCACGACGATCGTGACGCCGGCCGACGATCGCGATCTCGTCACGCTCGCCGACGTGCGCGAGCAATTGCAGTTCAAGTCGAACGATACGGCGCAAGACGCGTGGCTTGCCAAACAGATCACCCGGACATCGCAGCAGGCCGAGAAGTATTGCAACCGCATCTTTGCCCAGCAGTCCTATCAAGACACGTTTGGCATCAGCAATGGCGACCCCGGCACGCCGCTGATGCTTGGTCAGGCGCCGATCAACGTCACGCTCGTTACCGTCGACGGCAGCGATCTGGACGCGACAGCATCGATTGCCGACGTCGAACCCGGCTTGCTCTACAGCACCATCGAGCCGCGCAGCTGGATCAGCATGAGCTCGATCATCGTGCAATACGGCGCCGGGTTTGCGGAAATCCCCGACGACGTCCAGCAAGCGGTGATCCACCTCGTCGTGATGGCGTACCGCGGCCGCACCCGTGACCCGATGCTGCGGATGCGCGAGACGCCGGGCCTCGGGCGCGAGATGTATTGGATTGGCGCGGCGCCGGGCGAGCAAATCCTGCCGAGCGATATCGCCTCATTGCTGAACCCGTATCGGCGGGGATTGATCGCGTGATTGCGATGACCGTCACCGTCAAGCCGGAAGACGAGCGCAAGCTTTATCTGCACCTGGACGAATTGCCGTCGAAGCTGAGGACCGCGCTGCGTCCCGCAATCACTCACCTGACAAATGAACTGCTGCGCGCCATCCACGCGCGCGAGCCGATACGAACGGGGCGGCTGCGGGAGCAGACGCAAGCCTTTGTCGACGAGCACGAGGATCGCATCATCGGCCGGGTGCGTGTCGTCGCCCCTCCCGGTAGACGAGGCGGCTCGCACGAAGCCGCCGCGGCGCTCGAATATGGCGCACATCGTTCGTTCATGGTGCGCGGGCACACGGAGCGGCGCGACAGCTCGCTCGTGATGATCCGCGAATACCGGCGACGGGCAGACATTACGGCGCGGCGGTTTATGCGCGACCCGGCGGCGGCGATGCGGCCGCGCGCTTTGGCCGAACTCCAGCAAGTCATCAAAGAGACGCAGCTATGAACCGCGAAGTCGTGATGTCCGCGCTGTTCGACTTGCTCACGCAGCCCCCGATGCAATTCAACTTCACCGCCGACACGACGACCGGCGACCCGGTGCTGACGAGTGTCAGCGATACGACCGGCCTCATGCTCGGGATGCCGATCAGCGGACCGGGCGTCGAGGAACACGCGACCATCGTCTTACTGTCGCCCGTGACGCTCTCGACACCGGCAACCGGCGACAACACCGCGGCGCCGCTGACGCAGGGCTTTCAAACGGCATCGCGCCGGCTCGTCTTCCCCGACGAGGAAACGGACATGCCGGCGCTCTATCTGCTCGACATCTCCGAAGACCATTTCCCGCGCCAGTCGAATGAGGCCGGCCGGATCGTCATCCATTGCGAAGCGTGGCTGTTCTCCGATGCCGGCGAAGAGCCGAACGCGATCCCGGCCGCGGAACTCAACACCCTGCTCGACGCGCTGCAAAACGCGATCGACCCGCCAGGCAATTCGCCGAGCGGGCGGCGGCAAAACCTCGGCCTGCACGGCGTCCAATACTGCCGCATCGAGGGTGAAGTGCAGAAAGACCCCGGTCACAACGGGCGTATTGCCGGCGCCATCGTGCCGATCCGGATTATGGTCGGGCAAGGGATCGATAATTACCCCTACGGTTAGGAGGCGAGCAAATGGCGACAGCGACAATCAACATCGGCGCAAGTCCGGAAATCCGGGGTTCGCTCAAATTCGAGGGCGCAAACGATATCGGCCCGCAGATCATCATGACGCTGACGCTGGTGCAGTTCGCGCCGGCTGCGGCGATGCAGATGATCGGCGACGAATACGGCGTTATCGAGCTTGAGGGCGAAGTGCTGTTGCAGAGCGGCAGCTTCGGCACCGTCACGCATCCCGACGATACGTTAATCAGCCCCGATATCCACGCCTACTATGTCGGAACCGGCGTGCTCAGCTACCAGCCGGAAGGCGGGACGGGTTTCACTGTTTTGGGCAACTGCAACCAGTTCGAGTTCGAGCCGCAAGTCACGCGCCTCGATCACTGGGAGCATATGACCGGCATTCGCAGCAAGGACTTCTCGCCGATCGTCCAGCAAGCCGCGCGCTGCCGGCTCCGGCTCGACGAGTTCACCGCGTATAACCTCAAAATGTTCATGATGGACGGCGGCGGCGTCGGCGGGCCGTAGTCCAATGGCTGTCAGCTTTCTTGACCTAGTACCGAAGCCGCCGACTGACGTCGTGACGATCGACACGCTGACGCATGGCCGGCAGGAAATCGAGCTAACCGGCGTCTCGCTGCGCGAGCTTGCCGACATCTCGAAACGCTTTCCGGCTTTCGCAAAGGTGCTCGACGGTGGCGTCGGCGGTATCCTCGACAACCCCGATGCGGTTGCGGCAATCGTCGCCGCTTCACTTGGTCATGCCGGTCAGAAAGAATACGAGACGCACGTCGCCGCGTTCCCTACGGCCGATATGTTGCGCATCGCAATGGTCGTCGTGCGACTGACGTTCCCGCAAAGCGACGCCGACCCTTTATCGCCGGCCGCTCTCAACGGCGCGGACGGCGACGCGCCGGCTCCGATCTCGCCATCACCATTGAACAGCTGATCGCATGGCAGCATCCGCCGGATGCCGTTTGGAGCTACACGCCCCGGCAGGCCGTTTCATGGCTCGTCCTCGGCCATGCGCGGCAGCGGGCCGAAGCGGCCGAGCGGTTGATGATCGCGGCTATGGGCGCGCAGAGCAAAAGCGACGCTATCGCAAAACAAATGCGGCAATGGACGGACGCGGAATAATCAATGCCCGATAATCTCAACGTCTCGATCGGTGTCGACACCGCGAAGCTGCGCGCCGACCTCGAGGTCTTGAAGGCGCAGTTCAAGAGCGCCACAGCCGACATGAAAAAGATGGCCGACGAGGCCGCGAAGACCGGCGACATGACGCGGGTCCAGAAGGCGGCTAAGGACGTCGATACGCTGAGCCGGGCGATCGCCGCCGATACCCGGCTGCTGCGCGAGCAGACGGCTGCCCTGCGCGGGGTCGGGGTGGCGGCAAGTGGGGCATCGCATGGATTGCAGGCGGCTGCCATCGCCAGTCATGAAATGGCCGAGGCCCATCGCGGCACCTCGCGCGAAGTGTTCACGCTGAGCAAGGATCTTGGCAAGCTGGAGATCAGCGGGATCGGGGTCGCCAAGGCGTTTCGCGAAATCCCCAAGGTTGCCGGTCCACTCGCCGTTGCCGTTGGCACCACCGAAGCGCTTTTGAAATTCGCCAACGCCGGCTACAAAAACGTCACTGCGCTGGACGATTTGTCAAAGGCCACGGGCTTTACCGGCAGAGAAATCGAAGCCTTCAAAAAGATCGCCCAGGGTGCCGATGTCACCGTCGAGGAGCTCAACAAGACCCTCCGCAGCGCCGGCAAATCGTTTGACGAGGCCAAGATCAAGGGCGGCGATTTTGGCTCGATGCTGTCCGGCGTCCAGACCATGCGCGGCGGCGTGGGGACCGCTGGCACCGGCATCCCCGTCTACCGCGGCGGTGCGCCGCTCGGGCCCGATGGTCAGCCGCTCAGCACGATCGACCGCAGCGGGATCGCGGTCATGCGCGGCGGCGCGGGGTTCAATATCCGCCCGTCCGAAGGCTTTGCCGGCATCGTCGACCCGAGCCAGTTCAGGACCGCGACCGAGTTCTTTAAGACCGTCCAGACGACCCTGCTCGCGATCAACCGCACCTCGCCCACCCTGGCGCGCGGGATCATCCAAGGTCAGGGGCTCGATGTCGGGGCCACCCTACGGCTTGCGCAGGGCACGACCCCGGAGGCCTTTGCCAAAGCCATGGAGGAGGCCGGCGGCGAACCGACCCAGCGGCCGGGCGCGCTGGCAAAATCGAGGGCTTTTGGCGCAAAGCAGGAAGCGCTCGGCGCGGAAACCGAAAAGTCGCTGACCGCGGCGGGCCTCTTGGATATGGACGCCATCGGGAAAGCCCTCGAATTCCTCCAAGGACAGTTCAAAAGCATCACCGACACGCTCAACGCCTTTAGCGTCAGCTGGGCAGACGGGCTAAAGCACATCGCAAGTGTTTTCACGACCGAAACGGCAACGGTTGGCGCCGACCTCGCCAATTCTTTTTCAAGCGCGATGAGCGGCGCATTTCAAGGCGTCGCGTCCGGGTACGATAAGTTGCGGAATTACATGCTCAGTAACCCGCTGCCGGTGCCCAGCACGGGTTCGCAGGAGGGCCAGGTGATTCCGATCCCGCAAGCAAGCGGGGGGCTCATACCCGGGCTGGGTCGCGGCGACACGGTGCCCGCCATGCTCACCCCCGGCGAGTTCGTCAATCGCCGCGCGAGCGTCGATTATTACGGGGCCGGCATTTTCAGCGCACTGAACAATCGCGCGATTCCCCGCGGTCTTTTCTCGCGGTTTGGCTTCGCAGTCGGCGGCTTAGTCGGCGATCGGCTCGGCTTTGCTGACGGCGGCATGGTCGGCACCACGAGCGGCGGAACGCCGGTTCACCTGCACCTCGACGGGCAGCAATTCGTGATGTCGGCCGCCGATCACGTCGCCTCGGCGCTCGTCACGGTTTCGCAGCGCTATCAGATGCGGTCGGCTGGCGTTAAGCCGTCGTGGTATGGCGGGCGTCCTGGCGGATGACCGTTCCCGCCAACTTTTCGACCGTGCTCGATATCGTTTACCCCGGCGGCGGTTCCGCGCCTGGCGTCAATCCGTGGTCGGCTCGGCAGCTGCGCGGCACGCTGCGGCCGATCGCCATGGCGAGCGGTGACGGCCTGCTCGGCCGCACGGTCAACGGAACGCTCGTCGACCTCTCGGCGCCGCAGATGCGCAAATACCGGCTGGAGATTGCCGGCGAAGATATGGCCGCGCCGGCGCTCGACGGAATGTGGGTCGGCATGCAAGTCGTCGTGAACTGCCACGTCGAGCTAGCTTATCTCACGGCTGGCGGAACACCCGGCCGAACGCCGGTTTCCGGCAGCCAGCGTATTGATGGCGATTACACCTACTATTGCCCGCAATTTCAGATGCTCGTCGTCGACCTCCAGCTAGAGCGGCAGGAGTGGGCCGCCGCTGTCAACTGGTCGCTGGTGCTTGAGGAAATATAAGTGCCGTCTCCCTGGTACTTCGCTTGGGCCGGCGGCGCGATCCAAGACCAGCAAACCGTGATCACGAACGGCACGACGCACGGCGGCTTGCTGGCGACGTCGAGCACGGTCGGCGATACGCGCGGCTTACAGGTGCTGAACCTGGCGACGACGCGAAACCTCGAAGAGGGCGCTTTCTACAAGATCGAGGGCGGGTCGATCCCCGGCAACACGTACTTTATCTACGACCCCGGCATTTTGAGCGGCGCGCCGGGGTCGCTGAATATCACGTCAGCGGCAAGCCTAGCAACGAATGTTCAGCTGAAGATCACCACGGCGCAGATTGTCGGCGATGCGGTCGGCACGTTCAGTGCCGGAAGCGACGTCGTCGTTTTCGGCGGCGGCATCGATTTGCCAGCCGGCGCTTACGGCATCAGAGGCACAGGCATCGCGGCGGTCATTCAGACGACGAGGCATACCGGGCAGACGACCGGAACCACAACCGCGATCGTCAACACAAGCAGCGCGTTTTTTGAATACGACGGCGCAAGCGGCTCGGCGCATATGCGGTACATGGTCGCGAACCCGACGATCGATCAGCCGATCGGAACGGACGTCACGACGACAACATACAGCATCGCTAAGCAACCGGCGTTCGCGACCGCGAGCGGTCAGTTTCCGGTCCTCATCACCGGGATGCCGGATAGCGATTGGTACAGCATCACCGGCATTCCCGATGGCGTGCTGTCGAGTTTGACGACCGGGCTTGTCTACAACATCACCGGCAACGGCCTGCAAACCGGAACGACGTTTGTCGCGCCGAGCGGCGGTAACGCCGTCGAGATCGACCAGCCGGCAACAGCCGCGCAGCTAAACGCCATCCTCACCATCACGGGACCGCGCACGCCGGACACGGCATTTGATCCGGCGGTTCACGACCGTTTCGACGCCGACATTCTGGATATCGACATCAGCCACGAGGAAGGCTCATTCGCGACGCTCAGCGTGCGGATGCGGCTGACGAACCCGAATATCGGCTTGCTGGCCCTTGGCCGGCAATTGTGGTGCTGGCTCTCATGGGATCAAGCCTATCCGTCCGGTACACCCGATCTGGTGCCGCTCTTCAATGGGCGCCTGGTGGGCGTGCCGAAACTGCAAGCCAGCGAAATTGTCCAGCTGGAATTTCTCGCGCGGCCGGATGACTTCGGCGCTCAAAAGCTCGCGCTGTCGCAATCGCTATCGGTCTTGCCGTACTACGATCCGGTATGGCTCGCGGCGAACGTTAACGCCGATACAGTGCTCGAAACCTATTCCGCGCTCTGGCATATCGACCGGACGACGCTCGGCCTCACTGTCAGCGATCTTTTGCAGGGCGAAGACGGCACCGTTCTCGTCGAAGAGCAAACGTCGCTGTATGAGAATTTCAGCCTGTCTTACGGATCACCGCCGCTCGTCGCGGTGACAGTGACCGGCACCGTCACTTGGCAGCAACAAGCCGGCGGCTTTCTCGACGTGACGCAGAACATCGTCAGCGCGTTCCGCGCACAGAACTCGCCCTGGAAAAACACGTTCCCCGCACCGCAAGGATCGACCGGCCCCGGCGGTGGTGGTCTTGTCGCTTTTTTGTCCGGCGACGAAATGGTGAACAGCTGGCCCAAGCCCGGAACGGCGATCGGCGGCGGCTGGACGTTATCGACACTGAACGACGGCAGCGGCTATCCGCTGTGCTACATCCTGAATGCCGTTTACCCCATCGGCTGGCTCAAAGCCAAAACCTACAATGTGACGGTATCGGCCCAGCTACCGGCGTCGCTGACCAATACCGATGGCACGCAAAACGACGCCAATATGGTGACCGCGCCTTACAGCACTTACATCTACGGCTTTCCGCTCAGCGTCTACAAAGTCCGCATGGTCTTGCGGTATGAAGCCGATCGGAAACGCACCGAAACGATTAGCGCGGTGATGACGGCAGATGTTCAGCGTTTGCTCTCCGACAGCGCGGAGAATGATCGCGAGTCGGTCGAACTGACGTCGGAATATGTGGGGCAGGGCGTCGACCCCGGCGGCGAGTTGCCGATCGGCAATGTGGCTTATCGGTCGTATTTCCAGACCGATCGTGGCACGCATTCATTCGAATACATGCTGCTGGCGGCTCGTGCGAAGCTCCGCGCACGCGCACGCGCCGTGGATATCACGTTCGCCATGCCGTGGAATGCCTCGCTCGGCGTCGGCTTACGGAACTCGGTCACGCTGTTTGATCGTCGATTGCCGAGCGGTTCGGCGACCGGCAAGGTGAAGTCGTACAGGCTCAGCGTCAGTGAAGGCCGGATGCTCGGCGAATTCACCATCGGATGCTGTATCGGCAACGGCGATCCGTCGACGGCTGCGATTGGCGTCAATGCTTACGTCGACGACGGCTATGTGGCCGCTGGATATCAAGTCATTGCCGGCGGGCAAGTTATGCTTCTGTCCGATGAGCTTGCATATCAGCCGCTCGACGAGTTTGCCGTTGATGACGACGGGCTCGACCTGACGCGACCGCTTACGACTCGCGGTGCGGTCAACGAGTGCGTCGTCATCAATGGCCTACTGACGCAACTGCAAGGGCTCGGTCCGTATCAACAGACCGTTGGCACGTCCGGACCCGGCGATCCGTCGAGCGTCATCCGGAACGCGTCCACGACAGTCACGCTCGACCTGAAGCCGCTGCAAGGGAGCGAGTTCCATACGAGTTTCTTTCCGGCGGTATCCGCGCTCGCATTGCCGAAGACGATCGACCTCGGCGCTTATGAGTGCGATGGCTGCGAATGGGACGTACGCGAAGGCTATTCGGAATGGGACGCCGGCGATAGCGAGTGGGATATGCCATGACGAGTCAAATCGACGCCACGAAGCCGATTACCGGCAGCCCAACGACGGCCTCCGTTCGAGACAATTTTGCGGTTGCCAAGAGCGAGATTACGGCTCTTCAAAACAGCACAGCCTCCGGTCCTTGGCTGAGTCTCAACGGTGGCCAGATGACCGGCAGCCTCATGCTGAACAGCGACCCCGGCGCGGCTCGCGAAGCTGCGACGAAGCAATATGTCGATCAGCATGCGGGCAGTGGCACCCCCGGCCCGATTGGTCCGGCTGGCCCGCCGGGTCAGCAAGGGCCGCAAGGACCGGCCGGGGCGCAGGGAATACCGGGGCAACCGGGCGCACAAGGCCCGCAGGGGTTGACCGGGCCAATTGGGCCGACCGGCGCGAGTGGTGCAACCGGATCACAGGGGCAGATGGGGCCGCAAGGTCAGCAGGGCTCAGCCGGGGCGACCGGGGCGACCGGGCCAGCCGGCACTTATCAGACCGGACCGGGGCTCGCGATCAACAGCGGAACGACGCCACCGACGATCGATGTCACAACACCGTACCTCGCCCTTAGTGGCGGGACCGTTACCGGCAACCTGTCAGTCAACGGCGGCGCAGTCATCGGCCACACGGCGACACCGACCACCAACGCGCTTCTGATCAACGACACGGCGACACAGCCGCAACCAGGTGCAGCGCTTCAGGGCAGCCTGACGGTCGCGTCCGAAACGCAGGTGCGTCTAAACCTCGACGCCTACGGCAGCAATCCGGCGTTTGAGATTTTCCGGCGTGCGAGGGGAACCGCCGCCGCGCCGACAGCCTTGCAGAACGGCGATAGTCTGGGGGTCATAACCTGGCAGGGTTACACGGGCGCGGCCTATGCCGGGGGTCCGCAGGTTTCGCTTGCGGCGACCGAGAACTGGTCGTCAACCGCGACCGGCTGTGCAATGTCGTTGGACACAGTCGCGGCCGGGACAACTACGCTCGCTGCCAGTCTCGTCCTCAACGGCAACACCGCGACGTTTTCCGGTGCGGTCGTGGTGCCAAGCTCGCTCTATCTCGCTGTCGGCGGCGTGTCGCCTTACATCAGCACTTCCGGCGCTAACGGCGGGGTCAATGTGGTCTCCGGCAGCCTTAACCAACCATTTGTTTTTTATAACAGTATCGGCCAGGCTATCGCGCAATTTAACACCGCCACTCCCTTTGCCACGCTAAACAACACCGGATCATGGGGGACCTTAAGTGATCCGCGCGTCAAGACCGACATCGCGCCCTACAACGCCGGCCTCACCGAAATCGAGCTGCTGGAGCCGATCAGCTTTCGTTACAACGGCGAACTCGGCGCGGTGCTCGACGACGAGAGCACAACGCGCTACGGGCTCGATGCCTCGGCGGTCGAAGCGGTCATGCCGGAGATGGTTGGGCGGCACCGCAACACCGCGCCGGATGGGACGCTACACGACGAAATCCTGACGCTCGAAACCGGCCCGCTGATCTACGCCCTCATCAACGCAGTTAAGGAATTGTCGGCGCGGCTCGCCACTCTAGAGGGAGCGCGGTAAATGCTTGAATATGCCGTACGGCCTTACCAGACGCCCGGTAGTCAAGGAAAGATCATCATTCCGTCAACGCCGGGGTCATCGTCGCAGCGCGCCACGATTACGTGGAGCGCGCAAAGCTCGGTCACGCCACAAAACAACGGTTTCAACGTCACCTGCTGCGGGGAGCATCTGGACGAGCTAACGCGGGAATACGAGGTCGTGCAGATCCCGGTCACGCAGGCACAGGTCGATGAAGGTCACCTCGACGTGGCCCGTAGCAACAAGCTGACACTGCACAAAAAGCTGCAATCCAATAAATGCGACAGCCCTCTCGATCAGTATCTCGGCGCGGAATTCGGCCTCGACGACACCGGCGACGTGTTTGTCGACCTCGGCTGGGCCGGCACGCCCGACGCCGATACCGACCAGTGCCGGGTGACCTGGGCGCTCAACAACAACACCACGGGCGCGTGATGGTCGATTACTTCGAGTTCCCTTTTGATCAGCTTCGATCGATCCTTGTGCCGAAGAAACCACCGGACGGCGGCGGCGGCCCCGGCCCCGATGACACAAACCCCTGTGGCGCGTGGATCAGCCCTGACAGCTCCGGGGGGTATCCGGGCGGCATTTGGTCTGTTCAAGACATTGGCTTGTATCAGTATCTTCCCGGCAAGCTATCGGGCGGCACCATCGTCATGTACGATCCCGCGCGGCATATCGTGGACGGTCATTTCTCATCAACGACCGATTATCTTTGGCGTGGGATTGAGGGGGTGACCGTCACCGCCACGAGCGCCCAGCCGTGCAAGATTAACGTCTGGCGCAACTACAACCCGCAGACTTTTAATCCCTGCAATGACGGTGTTTCGGATAGCGGCAATCCGGTGTTTATCGCCCCTATGACGGCTCCCGAAGAATATCCGCCGTTTTTTATGGTCGTCGGTGATCCTGGGCTTTCTCAGTGCGATCAAGTTGGGGCGCACCTCGAGGTGCAAGGGCATTGCGATATTCAGACTGACGATGATCTGCCGCCGCAGCCGGAGCCGTACCCGATGCCCGCCGTTGTGACCATCATTGGCCCCGCATTGCCGGGTTGCATTTTTTATCGTTGGTACGGGTAGTCGGCGATGGTGGATATCACCTACCGCACGATTGGAGCCTGGGGCGCGGGCAAGGGGGCAAACCTCCAAGCGAGTGAAGTAGACAATAACTTTTGGTCGCTGGCCGAGGCGATCAACGACCTCATAAACGATCCGCCGCAGGCAAACGGCATCGGCGCGATCAATGTCAGCGGCACCCAGATGACCATCATTCTCAATGATGGCTCAGTGATGGGGCCGTTCACCTTGCCGGTGCTGACGTTCCGCTGGCGCGGCGAGTGGGTGCAGAGCACACCCTATGCCCAGCTTGACGTGTTCACCGTGGCGGACGTCGGCATCTTCCTCGTCAATATCGCCCATACGTCGCCGCCCGATTTCTTTGATCCGAACGCCACTGACGGCAGCGGCAATCCGCTGACGCAGCAACTCTTCGGCTCGACCGATGCCCGCCTCTCTCAATTGCCCGACGTTCTAGTGACGGACGTTCAGACCGGCGACGCGCTGATCTGGATCGCCCCCGCGGGCAAATGGATGAATCAAGCCCTCGGGGACATGGCCTATCAAAGTTCCCTTTTGGTGACCATCTCCGGCGGCACCATTACGGGGATGCGTTCGCCCACGCAGCCAACGGATGTAGCGACTAAGAGTTACGTCGACACGATCGTCGCTGCCGGCGCTTCGTCGATCGCCCCGTTGACGATCATTTCCAACGCCCTGCTATCGAGCGCTCCTGCGGCTCCAAACACACTCAGCGATTTCCTTGATGCGGCTCTCGGAACGACGATCGCTGGCACGTTGATTTATCGCAGCGGCGCGGCTTGGCAAGCGCTGCCGCCTGGAGTGGCCGGGAGCATTTTACAGTCTAACGGCAGCGGCGTTGATGTCTCTTGGACGACCTCGCCCGGTGCCGGCGTCGTGTCGATCACCGCCGGCCCCGGCATCTCGACCGGCGGCGCACCGATCACCTCGACCGGCACCGTGTCGCTAGCGAATGTCTCTGATGGTCAGCTGCTCGCCGACATCAGCGGCAGCGCTGGCGCGCCGACCGGCGTCACGCTCAGTGCGTACCTCGATCATGTTCTGAGCGCGTCTCGCGGCACGCTGTTGACGCGGACGATCGCTGGCTGGGTTGCGCTCGCTCCCGGCACGACCGGGCTGTATTTGAAGACGCAGGGCAGCGGCAACGACCTGATGTGGGACGCGCCGCCGGGGGCCGGAACCGTGCTTTCGGTCGGTAGCGGAACCGGCTTGACCGGAGGGCCGATCACCTCGACCGGCACGTTGTCGCTAGCGGCAATTGCGAGCGGCAATGTCCTCGCGAACACCTCCGGGTCGTCGGCGGCACCGATCCCGACGACCGTCAGCCTGTTGCTGGATACGGTCTTCGGCAGCGCTCGCGGCGACGTGCTCTATCGCGGCGTATCGGCATGGGTTGCGCTCGCGCCGGGGACGAGCGGCCAGTTCCTCGCGACCGGCGGCGCGGCGGGTGACCCGTCATGGCAGAACGCGCCGACGAGCGGGGGCAGCGTCCCGAACCTACGGATACTCGCCAACATTAGCGGCAGCGCAGCCGTCCCGACCGGCAATACGTTGTCGGCGATCTTTGACGCAATCCTGTCAAGCGCTCGCGGCTCGGTGATCTATCGAACAAATTCCGGCTGGGTCGCGCTCGCGCCGGGGACCGCCGGAGCCGTGCTGACGACGAACGGCGGCTCGGCCGACCCGACATGGACGGCTAACGGCGGCGCATTGCTCAGCATCGCCTCGCCAGCCGCGCAGGACACACTTTCGTACAACCCGAGCAGTGGCAAGTTTGAGAATGTTCGGCCGCGCTATCACCTCGGCTCTTACGTGCCGGGTCTGATGTCGGCAAACCAGAATCTGCTTTTCCACCGCTTTTCCAAAGGCGTCACGATCCCCGCGAACTTCGGGGCGTATCTCGGCCATATCAGCGAAGCCGGTGCGGGCGGCGCCGCTACCGCGTCAACCGTCATCACCATCGCCCGCGCACCGAGCGGCACGCCAACGACGTTTACAAATGTCGCGTCGATCACCTACGCGTCGGGCGCCGTGCTCGGCACGTTTTCGACGCAGGCCGCGATCACCTTCGCGCAGGGCGACTTGATCCGGATACGCGCGCCCGCCGTCACGGACCCGACACTTTCCGACTTCACCGTTACCATCATGGGATTCGAGACATGACCGGATTTACCGATCGGGTCGCACAAGGGATATTGGCGCACATCACCGGCAAGGCCACGATCTTCACCATGCCAACGGCCTATGTCGGCTTGTTCACGGCTGTTGGCACCGACGCCGGGACAGGCTTTACCGAACCGGCTACCGGCGGGTATGCGCGGGTCGCGACCGCTGCGGGCGATTGGAACAGCGCAAGCGGTTCTGCGCCAAGCCTCATCACCAACGCGAACCCGATCAATTTCCCGACCGCCACCAGCAACTGGGGCAATATCATTGCCTTTGGTTTGTATGACGCCAGCACTGCCGGAAACTTGCTGGCGTGGGACTACTTCGGATCGTTCAACTGGCAACCGGCGACGGTCAGCGCGGCTTCGCCGGGAGTGCTCACCGCCCATGCACACGGCTTCTCGGCGGCTGACTTAGTGGAATGGACTGTCGAGTACGGCGGCACAAATCCGACCTTCTCACAAAGCAACTTCACCGGGCCGCTCACCGTTGTTGGACCGACAACTGATACATTCACGGTCACCAACGGCGCGACGGCGGTGAACACCAGCGCCACCGGCAATGGCATGATCCGGAAGATGACGGCGCAGGCTATCAACAGCGGCACGCAGGCGAGTTTTCCAGCGTCGTCACTTACCATCACGGCCGCGTGAGCTAGCCCGATGTCTCTTCTCTTTATGGATGGGTTCGATAAGTATGGCCCCCTGAACACCAACGCGACCAGCGTCACCGCGCTGATGGCGGGCGAATGGACCACCATAACGATCATCACTATCGTCGCGCCGCTCAGCGCAACGGGGCAGGCTATTCTATTGGGGTCTGGTGGTTCGCTAGCAAAGACCTTACCAGCAAGCTACGGGAGGATTATCGGCGGGATTCGCTTTAATTCCACGCTCGGCGGTAATGTCGGTATTCAGTTTTTAGACGGGGCTTCAAATCAGTGTGGCATACAAATACCGACAACCGGGCTGATCACGCTCAGAAATGGTGCTTACAATAGCGGTACGGTTATCGGCACCGCATCCTCGGCAATTTCCGCCAATATCACGCATTATCTAGAGTGGGATATTACCTTTGGAAACTCGGCAGCGTATAACATTTACATGGATGGCGTCTCTATTATAGCGGGCACCAGCGACACCACGGCTACGACTAATAATACCATCGGCGGACTATCCTTACAGACTGTCTCCGCCAATGTTGTTACATTTGACGACCTCTATCTCTTTGACACGACCGGCAGCATAAACAATGCGGTCTTGCTGACCTCGCCGCGCATCGAGACGACGCTGCCGAGCAATGACAGTGCGGTGCAGTTCGCCATCGGGGCGTCGGTGTTGGGGTCGACGGTTTCTCGAACGACACCCAATTTCTCCACCGCAGCCAATCAGTTTTACCTTCGGCCATTTACGCCCGCGCGGGCCTGCACGCTGAACTCGATTTCGCTAAGTGTGAACGCGACGAGCGCAACGGTAAACCTGCGCCCGGTCGCCTATGCCGACAGTTCCGGCGCTCCGGGCACATTGCTTAGCGCTGGCTCCACGGCGACAGGGATCACTGCGGGGGCTATTGCAACGCTGCCATTAACTACGCCGCAGAGCTTGTCGGTCGGCACGCAATATTGGCTCGGCTATATGGCCGATATCGCCGTAACCAACGCCTTCGGCCAGGGCGACGCCCTAACGGCAGGGCGCACCGCGACGAGCACCTTTTCGAGCGGCGCTCCCGGAACCGCCCCGGCGACTACAGCCGGTCAAGCGAGCGTTCTGCTGTGGGGAAACGTGACGCTGGCGAGCTCGGCCAATTATTACTCAGTCAGCCAGCAACCGCCGCCGGCAGCCGGGACCAGCTACGTGACCGATACGACGGTCGGCCACGAAGACCTCTACACCTTCCCCGCGTTGAGCGCGACGCCGGCCAGCATCTACACGGTCGCCGTCAAGGGCTACTGCTCGCGCAGTGACAGCGGTGCGCGAACGGTATCGCTGCGCATGTCGTCTGGCGGCACAGATGGCGGCGGTAGCCTGACCGGGCAGACGCCGGGAACGAGCTACCAGTGGATCGGCAGCAATTTCGAGCGCGACCCGAATGGGTCGATCGCGTGGACCGGAACGGCGCTCAACGCGGCCCTGACAGGCTTCAAGATCGATGCCTGATGATCCCGAGCAGCAAGACGGTTCGCCGGGACTGCTGACGACCGCCGGCCAACTTGCCGGAATAGCGCGCGAAGCACTGGTTGCTAATACCGGGCAAGCGAATCTCGCGGGCATCGTCCGCGAAGCGCTGCTAGCCGGCGTCGGCCTTGCTGGTCGGATTGGCGCGCAGTCATCAGCTCAGGGCAGCGTCACCACGACGTTCATGGGCGTCGTCTTCGGCGGCAGGATCGCCACGACGGCGCGGGCGCGTGCCTCCGCAATCCTCTCGCTCAATCTCGCCGGTCGCATCAGCGCGAAGTCGCGCGGCTCATGCTTTGTGCTCAACAGCGTGACGATCGGCGGGCGGATCACGACCAAGGCGAGCGCGGTCTTGCTGCGCGTCGGTCAGTTGCCGATCCAAGGCCGCATCAAGGCGCAGAGCGCGGGGCGCGGGCTGGTCAATCTCAACGCGGTCGGACTGCAACGCCAGTGGGCGACGGTGATCAACACGGGGTGATGCGATGGCGTGCGGCGGCTGTATGCGGATGCGACATGCTATGGTCCGGATCGCGCTCGGCCCGCGCATCGCCGACAAGTTCGTGCCGCAACAAGCCCGGATCGCGCCGCCAGTACGCCCCGGCGACGCGAAGGACGCGAGGCCGAAGGAAACGATCGTGCGCCGGAATATCATCATCAGGGCCAAGCGTGGGTGACGCCAGCCCTCGCCGTCGCTGTCTGTATGCTGACATTCCACGGGCCGGACGGCAGCGAGCTTTTGATTGTCTCCGACACGATCCGAGCAATCAAATCAGCCGGCGCGCATCATGGGCATCTTTCTGCTGGGACGAACGCCGTCCTCTACCTCGGCATCCGGCCAACAGGCTTCGGCGTCCACGAAACGCCGGAGCAAGCGTTGCAGATCATTCGTGATTGTGAAGAGCTTGCCCGCAAGCATCCGTGAATGCGCGAAGTGCTGTTGTATCTGATCGTTGCGCTGTTGCTGACGATCGGCGTCGTCGCGACGATCGCCGCTATCTATTCGATGGTCGAGCACGCCGCGTAAAAAAGCCGCCCGCAGGCGGCTCAAGTTCCCGAAGGTCCAAAGGTCTTGACTTGATAAACGCCTAGCGGCACGACGGCTCCCAATGATCTTTGACCCAGTGATCCGGGCCGCAGACCTCGGTCTTCTTCGGGCGTCGATTTTGCGCCTCTATCATTTTCTGCTTAGCGGCGGCTTCTTCTGCGTCCAATTGTGCCTGACGAGCGCGTTCCTCTCGTTCCAGAGAATCATTTGGGACTTTGGCCGCTGCATCAATGTATCGTTGGAATAGAGGTTCGCATTCGTCAAAATTAGCCTGGTCTTTGTCGAGGCAGTGAGCCTCAATAATTTTTAGAAACTTAGCCGACGTCGTGCGCACGACCGACTCACGATCTGAAAATGGCAGGCTCCTGTCGTTTGCGTAGGCGTTTATCTTCTCCATTGCCCGCCGGAATTCCGTTAGTTTTTCCGTTTCTTGCTGGAGCTTTTCAGTCTCGATTTCCATCAAACTCTTAAAGTCGCCCGCGAGAACCGGCGTCGAGCCGATTGCCGCGATAAGCGCGACGGCGGCGCATAAGGTGCTTTTCAAGGTTTTCTCCATTCAGAAATGCCCTGCACGATATAGGCGGCGGGCGACGCCTCGAATTGATAAACTCGGCCAATTTGTTGATAGCTATGACCTGACGGCTGCGGTGCCGACGGCGCTCGGACACTCGAACAGCCCGAGATGGCAATTGATCGACAGCGACGCGACCATGAAAATGCATAAAGTGCTGCTTTCATCGTAACCAACTCCAAACCCCTGAGAGCCCCGAGGCGCGGGCAAACCCGGCTCACTCGCCGGAATTAGCAATCTTCTCTTTGATCCGCTCTAGAAGCTGCGGGTTCCGCCCCAACCCCTTCATCCGCTCGATGGCGTTGTCGAGCACGCTGATAAGCGCTTTGCGCTCAAGCTCGCTCAGTCGAAAGGTGGTTTGCTTGCGGTTGGCGTGGGCCATAGTTTCTCACGATACCCCTGCAAAACCCCGAGGCGCGGGCGACGCACTTGATAGGAACCGTCCGAAAAAGGCAAGATAATGCGGAATATTATTTTCCTATCACCCGAGCTAAGTCGTTGCATTCAAAGGAATTGGCGACTTAAGCCCGGAGTAGGAGGTTCGGAAGATCGACATTGATACATAACGTTTATTTCCGCTGTTCCTATCAGGCAACCCCACGGTGGGAAGAAAGTGATAGGATTTTTCGTTCTCATCTTGTTCACAACAGGGGCTCGATCAGCCCGCGCAGCTCGGGTGAGGGATCGTAAAAGGTCAGCGTGACCACGCTACCTGGTACGTCCTCGCTGCGTTTGATGAGATAGCCCTCGGCCACATACTGCCTGAGCACAAGGTAGAGCGACGGCACCGAGATCTTGAGATAGGCCGCGATCTGTTTGTGGGTGAGGTGCCCAGGCTGTTTGCTGGTAAACGGCACGCCAGGCTTGATCTGCACGATGAGCGCTAGCAGACGAAATACGGCGTACGGTGGTTTGCCGGTGGTGTGCAGCACGGCCTCTCCGCGCGCCTGCACCTCAGCGCTCCATTCTGGCGGCAGATCATCTTTGGTCATGCCACCCTCGGCATCAACGCCGGTGCGCCGGCTTCCTCGAACAGTTCCTTTTCGGCCTGCTCGATGTAGTAAGCCGCCTGACGTTCCGTCCGCCAGCCAAAGACCGACATCATGGCCTTGAGCTTGGCGTCGTTGTGCGCGCAGCGGATCGCCGCGAGCTTCCGGCAACCGTGCGCCGACAGGCCCGCCGGGACGCCGGCTTCCTTGCACCACGCCCGCAACGCCTCGGCGAGCGAGTGTTCGGTGTACGGGGCGCCGTCGCGGGTCACAAGGAAGGTTGCCGACGTGACGTTGCCGCGAGCGGCCGCGTAAGCGTCGAGCGAGGCTTGCAGCGGCGGCAGGATCGGGAGCTTGTGTTCCTTGGGTGCGTGGCGGTTGCGCCCTTTCCACTCGACCCAGCAAAGCTTGCCGTTGACGATGTTCAGCGGGCCCATCCGCACAATGTCCGAAATCCGGGCACCGGTGTAGAACAGCAGGTCTGAGGTCAGCCGCGCTTTCGTCCCGAGCAGGTGCTTTGCCTCGTACGCCTGCGCGTTGTGCTCTTTCCATGCCGTATGCCCGCCGTAGCGGGTCGGCTTCCGCAATTGGATCGCGGCCGGGTTCTGCGCGATCAGTTGCGGCGTCAGCGCCTCTTGCCGTTCTACCGCCGCCCATTTGAACATCGACTTACACGCCTTGACCCGCTCGTTGCCGGTGCTGAAAGCGTCCGGGCTATCGCGCAGCGCGGCGATATGCCCGCTGTTCAGCATTGCCAGCGGGAGGTTGCCGTAGGGCTGGCCGCTCGTAACGTGTATCTCGCAGCAGATCGATTCGAGAGCGGTCCGGCGCTTTGGCTGGGTCTGCTCGGCGTCGAGTTCGCGCCATGCCCGCGAACCGAAATATTGCTCGATCAGCCACCGCAGCGTGTTCGACACGGCGCGCTCAATGACGACCTTCGGCCGCCCCATCTTCGGCGGCTCGATGTCCTCGCCCCGGAACGCACGCTTATATTCGAGGTCGAAAGCGTCCGTGCCGGGGAGTTCGCGCAAGCGGATGCGCGGCGTGCGGATCAGGGCGCGCGTCTCGCGCTGAAAGAAAACCCGGTTGCCGGGATTTTGCGTGAAGACGTAGCGGTAATCACGCGTACCGCTACCGTCTAACATTCTGACCTTCATTAGATTCTATCCGTCGCCGCAGGGAGATGTTTGCGAAGGAGCTCAAGTGCCATCTTTTCGCGCCCCTCGGCCTCATCGAGCGCGATCTTGGTAACGAGCAGCACGCCGACCCAGCGAGGGATTGGCGCGCCCATGCACCAGCGATTAACCGATTTCGCCGAGGCTCCGGTCATCGCCGCGAACGCGCGCTGCGTCAGCTTCATTTTCTTCAGTGCTCGGCGCAACTCGTCGGCGGTCAAATCCGCGACGTGCCGGCCCTGGGTTACGGTGATTTCAGCTACCATTCAAAACCCCTGTGTCGAGAAGTCAGAAATAGGCACAGAGATCATAGATTTGAAGGAAAAATTATCATAGGGACTATTTTTTATCGCGGCTGTTCCCATAGGCGGCGTTTCGCCTCGGCGCTTTCGTCGGCGGCTAGAGCGCTGAAGGCTTCGTCGAGTTGCACGCGATCCCAAATGGTCCGCGCGTCGACGTGCTTCGGCCGCGGCATCCGGCCATCCCGAACAAGGTCGTCGAACTTGGTTGGGGACACGCCGATATATTCCGCCGCCTGGACCCGCGACAGGCCGCGGGGCGCGAGACTGATCGGTAAGGCCGAGACGGTCCGATCACGCACGGCCGGACCGCTCGCGCTCGGGGCCAAGCACCGCGTCGCCAAATTCGGCGGACACGCCCAAGGCTTCCTTGGTCACGACCGCAAAAGCTTGCTTCATCGTTTCCATAAAAGAAGCCTTAACCGTGGGTGCCAGAGCGAGGCTCGCGCGCACCGATCCGAGATGGATCGCCCCGTCCATGCTGTCTTGCCCGGGCGCCCAATAGGCATTCCACCATTGGCCCTCGACGCGAAAGGCGATCCGCCCGACATCATGTCTTCGCCTCATGCCGCCATCCTTTCGCCGAGCGGCTCAGCATTGCCGCCGGTGAGCCAATACGACCGCCCGATCCCGGCCGCGGCGAGGTCGGGCTGCATCTCGCGGCGAGGCAGCGTCATGCACATGAGCGCGGGGATTTTGACCGTATCGAGCAGCGTCAGGAGGCCCGAGCGCGACGGGGCGTCGAGGATATCGGCGCCGTCGAGGATGACGAGTTCGGAGCCGTCGAGCTTCGCCATCGCCACAGCCAGCGTGACCCGCACCCGGTATTGCTCCGACGACGACAAGAGCCCGTAAGGGCGCCCGCCGTATGCGATCCCGCCGGCATCGTCGAGGCGCACAGCCGACCATCGCGCCGTCTCGCAGAGCGCGCCGAGCTCGGTGTTGAAGACCTCGAGGACTTGCGCCAGCTTCGCCGCCCGCAACCCGTCCGGGCTCAGCAGCGCGATCACGATCTCGTTGCCCTCGACCAAGCGGTGCAGCCGGTCGGCTTCCTTTTTGGTGCGGAATTCGGCGAGGCGGCTTTCCGCGGCTTTCAACTGTGCCTCGGCGGTCGTGATGTCGGTGCCGGTCTCGACGGCGCGCGGCCAGGAGTCGAGACGCTGGCGGGCGTCGAGCGAGTCCCGCACCGCTTTCTCGCCCGCGGCAACATCGCGCCGAGCTTCGTTGAGGTCATCATAGGCACGCGCCGCGGCACCATCGGCCGAAGCGATGGCGTCCCTGCGCCGTTTCAGCTCGGCATTGTCGATCTCGGTTTGCGGGGCTTTCTCGACCCGGGTTTCCACCAGCGACGCCTTGACGAAGATCAGCGGTCCCGAGCAATGCGGGCAAGGAAACGAGACGGGCGACGAAGCGGGCGGCAGCGCAGCGCGGGCGCCCTGTGCGTCCCGAGACGCAACCCGGTATTCCTCGACACGCGCTGTAGCGCGCTCCAACGCGGCGGCACGGGCATCGTAGAGTTCGGCTTCCTCCTCGAGCCGGCGGCGCTCGGCGTCGGACACCGCGGACGCGCTGATCGCGTGGTCGCGCGCGGTTTGAGCTCTCGACACGGCTTGCGTCAGGTCGCGTTCGTCGAGGTCGGCGAGGTCCGGCCGCCATGTCGCAGCGATCCGGCTGCCGTAATTGGCGCCGGTCGTGTGCCGCCACATTCCCTTGAGCTCGGCACCCCGCTCTCGGCGGGCCGAGACGGTCGCATCCCATCCGTCGCGCTCGATCAGCGGCCAGATCGTTTTGAGCACCGCGCCGGCGTCCATTTCCGCCTCGTCGAGCGCTTGCCCGAATTCCTCGCGCGTCGGGTCGGCGTGCAGATACTCGGCGAGGACGCGCAGTCGTTCTTTCGCGGCCATCGTCACGATCGTTTCCAGCCCTACCGCATAGGCGCTCGCGGCCGGCGCCTTGCCGTCCGATGTCAGCCGGGCCGAGGGCCATTCGACGAGCGCACGGCCGTCGTCGCCGATGACCTCGACGGTGCCGGTGGCCGCGCCGGTATGGACGAGGGCGCCGGCCGCGTTGGCTCGCAAGCCGGGGACCGGGAGCGCATTCCCCGTGAGCGCGGCGCCGGCCGCCTGCGCGATCGAGGATTTGCCGGCGGCGTTCAAGCCTCCCAGGAGCGCGATCGGCGCGCATTCGATTTGCGCCTTTGCACAGCCGCGGAAATTGCTGACGATGATGGCGATCGGCATCGCCTAGACCTCGAATTCTACGCGGCCGGTGCGCGGCGGTTCGGCGGGCGTGTCGCTTTTTGGCTCCTCATTTGAGGGCGGCGGCTGTTCCGGTTGTGACGATGCCGGTGGCGCGGCGTCTCGGCGCGGACGGCCGCGCGGGCGTGACGCTGGCGAGGCTTCCGCGGGCTTGCTGTCCTCGACCGGCGCCGGCACGGCCTCGAACCAGTCGGCCGGGTCGCTCATGCCGTCGCGCAGGCTGTTGTAAATCTTTTCCAGCATGACGACCTGGGCGGGCCGGATCGCGTCGAGCCGGCGCTGAATGCGCGCCTCAATCTGCGGCTGGGTGACATTAAATTCCGCGAACGCCGCGAGCATCTGCTTGATGCCCTCCGGGCTCGTATCTGCCTTGGCCGTCATCGTGCGCTCGCAGGCTTGAACCGCGGCCTCGGTGACGTCGCCGGGAATCACCGTTAGCAGGACCGCCCGCTTGCGGCGCTGGCCGAAATTCGCGATCAATTCGTAAATGTCGCGCTCGTCCTTGAGCTGATAGCCGCCCTGCCGCGTGTCGCGCCAGTGCCGGACCTGAAATTGTCGCTCGTCATAAAACCCGGTTTCGAGGTCCCAGGCATAGGCGACGCATTCGCTATATTCGCCGTGCCGCGCGATTTCCTTGATGCCGCTCGCGATGTTGCCCCAGCGCTGCGCAATCGCCTCGGCCAGCCGGATCGAAGGCCCGCGAATATCCGTGCCGCCGCGGGCGTACTGGTAGATGGCGGATTTCGCCAGCGTCGGCCGCGTGCAGTCGTTCAGGATGCGGTCCATACAGCGGACCGAGTCCCGCGGGTTCGCCCTGGCGATCAGCATCCGGGCTTGAACCTCGGCAACGGCACGCTGGCTCTCGACCGACACGAGTCCGCCGCCGCCGCTCCCGGCGTTCGTCGATATTTCACCGGCGGTGAATGGGTTGGCGTCGCGCGGTTCCGCGAGGCGGGGCATGTTACTTGCCATTCTTCAGTCTCCTTTCACAAATCGTGGCGTTGCGCCGTGGGGCGGGGCCGAGCGGCACCGTACGTAGCGATGCGAGGCGTGGTGGCGAGGTGAGATGCGATACGATGCGCAGTGCAGCGTGGCGGGGCGATGCCGTCATTTGATCTTCGCCAGTTCGTTCAAGGTTTGGTCGAGCGGCAGTACCGGCGAATCAGGGGCGCTGATGCTCAAAACGCGCGCCAAACTGCGCGATGACGATACCGCCGCGACAGCGCTGAGCAGCGCGAGGCGACCGAGGAATTGCTGTCGCTCGCTGTTGCTCAGTGCGGCTGTTTCGAGGCCGCGCATCTCTTTCAGCCCGAGCGTCGCTTGCCGGAACGATTTTCGGCGGCGCCGATCTGGTGCCACCGTCGCCCGTTCTGGTTCCGTTAGCCGGCGCAAGCCGACAGTGGGGACGGCCTCGAATACGATGGTTTCCTCGTCGCGCAGATCGCTGCGAGCCGCCGCCAGCACATGGCGGTTCTTGCGCAGATCGCACCGGGCAACGGCTTCCATCATGCCGTAATTGACCGTCGCGCCCGGTTCGACGGTGCGCAAAAGCTCGACCAGCGCTTGGCGCTCGACCGCTCGACTGTTGGTGATTTGCTCTAGTGGCATCGATGTTTTCCTTTGAAACTTCGTTGCGTTGCGGTGCGCCGTGATGCGTGGCGGCGCGGGGCGGCGTGGTGCGTCACGTCGCGAAGCGTGGTGACAAGGTGCGCTGTGTCGCGGGACGCCGCGGCGGGTGCGGACGAATTCATTCAGCAGCCAACGCACCGGGTTGTGATATCTCGACAAGTTCGGCGAGCCGGAAGCGGCCATAGAACCCGCCATTAATCGGGCGGAAACGACCGATGCCGGTAAAAGCACCCATCTGCTCGATGAAGTAGCGCAGCACGTCAGCCGTTACCGTTTCGTCTAGGATGTGGATTGTTAAATCGCCTTTCCACTGGTCAATGCGGGGCATCTGGCGCCAGACCCGACCGCCGCGCCCGCTTCCCGGTTGAGCATCTAGTGACAACCATTCGCCGGGAACATCGTCGGCCTTAATGGGCAGGATTATACCTTCCGAGATGAGCGTCCCGGCTCTTACATGCTTGGTGTAAGTAGCCTTGCCCTTGCCCGGAATTTTGATGCTGAGGTATTGAGCGCACTCAACAAGCGACTCTTTGAATTGAGTTGCTGGGATGAAGACGTGACCATCAGACGTGACGTGCAAACGATGCCGCCAGGTGCGCACTTCATAATCGTCGTGGCTTTCCTTTTCGTGGCGCGGAAACTCCCGTTCGTATTTGCGAGATTGCGAATACGGGGAAACAGAAGCCAGTGAGGCAATGTAGATTTTTATCGTTTTACTCCCTCGGTGTGAAAGCGTGGCGTGGCGACGAGCAGCGAAGTGTAACGTCGTGTCGCGTTGCGTTGCGGGGCGGCGAGCGGCGAAGCGACGCGTAGCGGCGAGTTGCGGAAACCGATAAACAAATCGGTGCGGGGCGATGCGGAACTGGACGGTGCGGAACGGTGCGCAGCGTAGCGGAGCGGGGCACCGCGAGGCGGGGCGCCGTGACACCTTAAGGAAGTGCGCCACTCTATTCATGTTGCTTCCACTCGTGGCAAAACTCGGTCGAATGGGCTGGGCAATATTTGGCACTACACAATCGGGAACTCGGGTTCGCCATAAAGGCCCAACTGTCACCGGGCTTCAGTCGCCGAGCGGGATCGCCATCGCGAAAGGTCGCGAGATCAAATGCCATCCGGCGCAGGATATGCGATGCGGCGGTTTCAGCGTGGCTGAGGACCGCTTCCGTTGTCACTGGCAACGGCTGGGGTTTTCTTGGACTAATGCGGGCTACAAAATCGATGACGCCGCGCTCGATCTTGTAGCCGTGGCTGCGGCTCAAGAGTGAATAACCGCCGATTTGAGCCGCCCATGAGGATGGCTGGCGCGCCCCGGTTTTAAGGTCGCGAATCGATCCCGGCTCCTGACAGATATTATCCGCCTGCCCGCTCAAGATTAGCCCCGTCTCGACTTCGGCTTCTAACCTTGTTTCCACCAGAACCGGATTGATCGTCGGCGCGATGTTGTCGTGAAAAATCGCGGACATCCGAACGACTTGATCGGTGGCGTCGCGCATTGAATGGGTCGGGCCAGCCGGCGGATCAAACTGAAGTTCGATACCGTCAACCGCGTCGGAGAGTGCTTCGCGGGCGTTCTCGATCGCTACTGTTCTGAGCGGCAGGGAGCCGGTCCGCGCCTTTATGCCCAGAACTGTGGATGCCGCCTTGTGGACAGCAGTCCCTATTACTGCCGCAATCGAGGTTGGCGTGTATCGCAAGACATAGCCGGCGTTGGCAATGTGCCGCCAGAACAAGCGCGCCGCTGCGCGCCGCTGGCAATCACCATAGCTGCTCAACGAACTTACCCGGATGACGGTCGCTTGGTCCGCCCATTTGTTGAGATCGTCGGCGCTCATGGCTTCCCTACCAATCTCTCAAGCGTCGCGATGGCTTCCCACATTCGTCGCTCGCTGTTGCGGCGCTCATACCAGGCCGTCAGCACTTCTCGGCTCGCCGTGATGAGCTCGTCGCCGAGGCGCCGGCCGATCGTCTCGGTGGCGGCGCTTGCGGCTAGCGCTTCCCGGATTTCCCCGCGCTCGAGGCCGCGGCTGACCGCGCTCCGCATCCGGTCGCGCTCGGCGTCCGTCATAGCGACATCAGCGCCAGCACGAGCAGCGCCCATAGCACGGCCGAGATCAGGCCAGCGTTGATTAATCCGTGCAACGGTGACCGCCGTGGCGGATGGCCGCTGTCGGCGAGATTGTTCTTCACGTTGTTCCAGCCGGGGGTCATCGCGGGCCGACCTCGATCCCCGTCCGCGCCTTGATTTGCGCGCGCGTCGAGGGATACGGGTACGAGAGGTTGTTAAACCAACTCCAGACCGTTATGCGGCTGATGCCGAGCCATTCCTTGGCGTAGCGCGTCAACGACATTCCGCTTTCGACAAAATGTCGATAAAGCTCGCGCATCCCCGGAGATAGCGCGCCATGCGATCGGGTTGATATGCGGGACCGGCGGGACGGTTTTGGCTTGCGCTGCTGCGGCCGATGCTCTTTCGGCGGCGCCATCATCGCGAAAGGTTCGCCGGGGTCATGACGTATGCTTTGCATCATCAGTCGACCTCCCGTTCTTCTTAGGTTTTGTGTTTGGCGAAGGTGCTCCGGTAAGCTAATTGTTGGTACGCTTTGGCTCTTGTGTGAAACGATTTTATTCAGTTATGGCCGCTGCTCGTCATCGGTTTGTGCATATGCACACGTCCGATTTAGATGCCGATCAGATGATTACGGGTGCGCAAACCCGCGCTGCGCGTGCGCTTCTCGGTTGGTCGCGAGCTGAACTGGCCGAGCGGTCCAGCCTGAGCCATTCGTCGATCCAGCGTGTGGAGGCGATCGACGGCATCAGCTCGATGCGCGCGGACAATCTCTTTCGCCTGCAACGTGCGTTCGAGCGGGCCGGGATCATCTTCCTCGGCCCCGGCGAGAACCGTTCGGGCGGCGCTGGAGTCCGGCTGCGTCGATAACATTGCCGTTTCGCACGAGCCGCCTCCTGTCCGGTTGTTTTTTGGCCTATAAGAATAGCGTAACCAACACAACCGCTTCTTGAAAGCGGTTTTTTCCAATGTTAATTTGTTGGAAAATGTTGAACCGGCTTATAGTCCTTGTTTTGTAATACGAAAATTTCGGACTGTTAAGTTGTTGTTGTTAAGTTGTTGCCGATAGCCTAGCGATCGTGTGCTTCTGCTGGCTTAACACTAAGCAAAAGGGGCTTGACCACCGCCAACAGCGGGCGAATTCTTACCGCTTCCCAGCGAACGCGAGCATGGGGGGATCGGTGGCTCGCTTATCCAAAACTTACCGGGTGCGACGCGTTGCCGCAATAACGTCACACAAAGTTGACAATTCCAAAACTCAAAAACGGGTTGCTTTTTACGCTTTCATGACGGGCGCGCCGTGACCGCGGCGGCCGAGCCCCGCGCGACCGACCTCCGGTTGCCCGTGTGCCGCAACTGCGGCTCGCGCCACGCGGCAAAGACCGTTTGCCCGCCGCACTTTGAAGCCCGCGTCGCCGGCCGCGTCGATGGCCTTATCGGCAAACCGCTCCGGGCCGAGCAGTGGCCGGCCGGCACCTACGGACACGCCGACTACTGGATTGGATACTACTATCCCGGCCAAGCCGGTGAAGCTGGCACAAAGTGACCGCGCCGTTGGTGCCCGAGGATGTCGTGTTCACCGCGCTTCATTATGTGCCGATTTACTCCCAGCGGCTTTTTGACAGCACATTATTTGCCGTCGCGACCGCTGACGAATTTCGCGCCGCGTTCTGTCTCTGGCTCAAATCATGGAACCAGAAACCAGCCGGATCGCTGCCCAACGATGATCGCGAATTGTGCTATCTCGCCGGCCTCGCGGGCAACCTTGGGAAGTGGGGAAAGGTCAAGCGTATTGCCCTACGCCATTGGGAGGTCTGCGACGACGGACGGCTCTATCATCCGGTCGTCGCCGAACTCGTCATCCAAGCGTGGAACATCATTTGTACTAATCAGCGACGTACAAGGGCTGCGAGCCTAGCCCGTTGGAATTCCACAACAGAGGGTGTCCGTAACGGACACCGTGACGGAATGCAACCAAACCAAACCATAAATAAAGAGTCTTCTAAAAATGGTTTGAAGAATGGCGCGGCATTCTCAGCGCCCCGTAGCCCCAAACAGATGAGCCACTTCGCCGACTGCCAGTGCCCGAACTGTCAGCGCTGGCACGAACAGCAACAACGGAGCGTATGATGTTTGCTGTCGGTCAATTGAGCTTGCCGAGCTTCGATGGCTTGCCATTCCAACTGAAGGAATCATCACCCACGCCGCCGGGACAGCGTCCACGCGTGACTTGCATCGGATGCGCTGGTTCTTTCGACGCTGAATATGGTTTTGCAATCCGTGGGCGGGACTATACGCGTATAGTCCGCCACCGTGAATGTGTCGGATGCAAGCAAGAAAAACGCGATGCGGTAAAACAGCAAAATCGATGGCTAATCAAGGCGCGCGACACTCTCGCTAGACATACTCGCCGTTATAATGAAGCGCACGACCTCAACTTGACTGCTAAACAGTTTTCTCAGCAATTTTTCTGGGTAACGGCTCGTATAGCTCACGACATGAAGCACGCTTCTGAAAACACGTGTAGTTATTGCTGGCGTCCCTATGCTGAAATGCCTGCGGGACTAGCAGCGGTAACGGTCGATATCCGCGATCGCTCTGTCGATCCGTTTTATCACAGAAACGTTGGGATTTGTTGCAACACTTGCAATACAGAAAAGGGACAAATGACCCCGGAACAATGGCAAGGCCGGCTCCAATATTGGAAAGAAAAACAGGAACACGACGCTAGAACCGGACATCGCCGAATTAATTTGCCGCTTTGGCTTGATGCAAAGGACTGAACATGGACGGTAGCAACCACATCGACACGGCGCTGCGCGGTTACGTCGACCGCATCGTCAATCTGCACCAAGACCGCGACGCGGTGAACGGTGACATCCGTGAGGTGTACGGCGAGCTAAAGGACGCCGGGTTCAACGTCACCATTGTGCGCGGCATGGTGAAAGAACAGCGCATGGAGCCAGAGGCGCGGGACTCGCTGTACCAGTTGCAGGAGGAATACCGGATCAAGCTCGGTCTGCTCGCCGACACTCCGCTCGGCCAGGCGTCGATCAAGCTGGCGGTTGTCGAGAAGCCGACGCCGTTCGCCGAGCAGCCGGTGCATAAGCCGCGGGGCCGGCCGCGCAAGAACCCCGCCGCCGACGCGCTCGACCAGGCACAGGCGCACTTCGCCGGATCAAAGCCGATGTTCGATGCCTAAAGCCGCGGCGCCATTCCGCTTCACCGCCCCGGAACCGCTGGAGCGCGAGATTCACGAGGCGGTGGCGCGCGCCCTCGACGCGCTGGTGTTGCCGCCGGCATTCTGGTTTTGCTATCCGGCCGGCATCATCCAACTGTCAGCGCAGCAAGCGGCGCGACTGGTGAAGTGCGGGCTGCGGACGGGATTACCGGACTTCATGGTGTTTTATCGCGGCGTGTATCTGATCGAATTGAAGCGACACGGCGGGCGATTGTCACAAACGCGCATCATGAAAACCAAGCACGGCTTGCGCGAGATCGTCGGCCAACGGGAGCGGTTCAAGGAACTGCGCGACACTGGCGCGGTCGTCGACGGCGCGATCTGCTACAGCGTCACCGGCGTGCTCGACGCCTTGACCCGGTGGCAGATCCCCATGAGGCGCATTGCGGGGGCCGCGTGAGCGACACCCTCGGCCTTTGGCACACGGCGGATCCAGTGAGAAACTATTGGGAGTTTTTGCGGTGCCCAAAATGCCACGGCGATCTGATGAGGTTCCATAAATCCGAAGTCTTCGAGCCGCCGCCGTGGAGCTTTCGATTTCGCGAGACAGTGACGAAAAAGCCGGACAGCTGCACCATAATGTATTTCAGCTGTGCCAAATGTCATGGAGACGAGTCAAAGCTACGATTATTCGAAATTCGGATGTTCGGGTTCTGTGAAAAGACCGTGATGGCTTGGGCAATGCCAACATGACCGAGCCCTCGAAATTCTTCACCCAGCACCATGCCGTCGAGGCGCCAACGATCGACGAGCGCTCGTTCCGCCCGTTCTGGCGGGTGCGGACGCACCTCGACGCGCTGCTGATCGATGGCGCGATCGGCTGGCCCGTCTGGCGCGCCGGTGTCGAATATCGAACCCTCGCTGAAGTCGTGCTCGCTGGGCAATGGCCGGCCAAATGGGTGGGCGGCGACCAGGCCGACAACAGCCGCGGCGGCTTCGATGTCTCGATCGCCTTCCGCATCGACGCGATCGATCGGCTCGTAACAATCGGCCGGCCGCTCGGCGGCTTCGCGACCGGGCTCCTCGAAGCGCACCTCGTTGACGACCTCAAATGGGTCGAGCTCGGCAAGCGCTATTCGGTCCACGCAAAAACCGCCCGCAGCTGGACAGTGGTGACGCTCAAGGCATTGGCCGAAGTCATCTGGAATGGGGGATCGCGATGAAGATCGGGAAAACGTATGGCGAAGCCGACCGCCAATATTTCGCCGGCTTCATCGAGCACCGCGCCCAGTTCCGGCCGTTCGAGTGCCACGGCGGATTGGATTGTTGGGTCGAGTTCGGACCGCCGGCACTGACGAGCGCTCGCAAATGCGTTGGGTGCGGTAGCCCGCCCGCTGTTGCCTACGCGCCAAACGATCGAGGCGGGCGATACGGGCGATGAACGGCGTTCCTCCCGATCACAACGCCGCGCGGTGGCTCACGGTCAAATATCTGGCGGGGCTCAGCGGCGGCGGTGATGAGCGGCGCGACGGCTGGCATGTGGTCCGTGTTTGCCCGTGTCATTGGGGCGAGAGCGTGACCCTCGCCCTGCCGTCGAAGGAATGGGCCGAGGATGTCCGCGACGTGATGCTCTCGGTGACTCGGATGAGCCCGCTTCGCGGGACATGCGTGATGGCTAGATGTGCCGAGCGGGAGGCGGATGCCATCGTCGCCGCGTGTGAAGCCTGGCCGAGCGTGAGCGGCTACGTGCCGTGTCACTACAAGCAGGGTTGCAGCTGCGAAATGGTCCCCGCCCGGGTCCGCGCCGCCATCGCTGCTATGGGGCGGGTAACAGTCCCGACCCCGCCAGCGAGTGATCTGGAACGGGCGAATGCGTTAGTTAATCGCATCGGGAAGAGTATTGGTCCCCGAAATGTCATTTGGCCCGAGCATTGGCGACAGGCGGTTGCAGCCGAACTTGTCGCCGTCCGCGCCGAGGCCAAGGCCGAGCAGCACGCAGCGGATGTGGTTGCGCTGCGGAACAATATGCACCTGTTCCTTCCCATCCACGAGGGCATGGACGTAGTGCGGCGCGTCGCCGACTTCCTCGAAAAGAGAGGGCTGTCGGTCAGCTCGTGAACCCGCTCCGCGAAATGCTCGGCTATGCCGGCGCCGGCGCTCTCGTGGTCGCCGCGATCGTTGTGGTTCTCATCATCTTCGTGTTGTGGGTGACCCCGTAAAAGTCGAACGCCGCGCCCGCCAGTTAGGGGAGGGAAGCGCGGCGTTCTTTCCTGATCTGGGGGACAGATCGCGCATAAGGTACCGGATCGGCGCCTCGACCACAACATTTGCGATTGACAACCCGTGCGCGTTGCCTGTATGGCCGAAACCAGAGTTGCGGATTGTGTCCGCAGGTTTTGCCATTGGGGACTCAAGGCGTCGTATTAACGGCGCCTTTTTTCGTGCCAACAGGAGCAGCGATGATCCACGGACCCGATCCGCAGCCGGCCGATCAACCGGGCGACGACCAACACGAAGACGACGAGCCCGAGCACGAAAACGGCGAACACGAGGGCGAAGGCGAGGGCGAAGCCGCCTAAAGCGAGGAGGGCCGCATGGCGTTTCAACATACGATTCGCCGCATCTACTCGACGAACTCCGGCGTCATCGTCGATATGAGCGAAACCGTCAGCGGAACTCAGCAAGGCGTCGATATCGACACGACGATCGCACCCGGCGTGCAAACCGAATTCGACGTAAATGCCGTTACCGCGAACATTCAATCAATCCTGATCTTTTGCGATCAGCCGGCCGAAATTCTCACCAACGACACGGCGGCTCCGTCGAGCACAATTCCGGTAAAAGGTAATATTCCGATTATTTGGACGCTCAATTCCTTTTGGCCGCTGCCATTTTCCGGCGTCATCAACAAAATATTCGTCACGAATAATGGCGCGGTCGACGCTACGCTCAAAATCCGGATGTTGTCGAACTAGGAGGATTGGCCGGTGGTACTCCAAATCCTCATCATCGTCAATATCTTCTTGTGGTTCTTATCGCTGCTGCCCGTGCCGCAGATTACGCCCTTTACGTGGGCGTCGGGATGGTTGGCCTGGATTGCCGTGCTGTTGATTAGTTTGTTCCTGTTCGTGCCCGGCTTGCGGGGGATTGCTTGACCCCTCGTCGTTCCGTTACTCGGCTGGGACTGCCTTTGCCCCCGGTCGGTAGTCCCTTGGGTTTCGGTAGTACCTATTGATGGGCCGCTTCTACGATCTCAAAGCATGGCGCGTGCTGCGTCAGCAGATCCTTCGTCGGGATGGTTATCGCTGCGTGCGGTGTAGTGCCTATGTGGGCGGCAAAGGAATGTTCCGTATCGACCATATAGAACCCCTCACCACGGCACCCCACCGCGCCCTCGACCCATCCAACCTGCGCACCTTATGCCCAACATGCGATAACCGCAGGCATTGGGATAAGGCTTGCAAAGTCGTTTATGGAAATGACGAAGCAGGATTTCCGCGAGACGCGGGCCATCTTTGGAACCGGGCGCCCGTTCCCTCCGGGGGGGGCAAGAAATACTTCGGAGGGGGCCGAGCTAC